TTGGAAGTCTTGGAAGAACCACACCTTAAATCATGCAGCAGAACGATATAAAACCTATGCAGAAGAAGAGTTCAAGATAAAACTTGTAGAGGTGGACTTATGTTGACAGGCAATGAGTTGTTTGTAATCGCCAGAATGACTAATGGTGATCAAGTGATGGCTTGTCTTAATAATGAGGACAAACACTTCGTTGAGTTGGGATATCCGATTTTAATTCGTATGGTTCCAACTCCATTCCCAAACAGAGAAACAATTGCTGCAACTCCTTATTGTCAGTTCAGCGAAGACACTTCATACATTATTGACAAACGCAACGTGATGTTTATCAAGCGTTTGCATCCAACCTTTGTTCCCCACTTCCTACGATTTGCAAATGAATATGAAAACATGGCAGGTCGTGTAGAACACCGAGAAGATAGAGCCAAACAGCTAGAAGAGATCTTTGAGGGAGAGGGTGAATTGTCTGTAGAAGAAATTAATCGTAGAATGCAAATGTTAGAAGCAATTGCTAATGCAGAAGAATCTACAGAAGAGGAAGATACAAAATATATTGTTCGTGGAAACGATACAGTACATTAAATCATAATCATCCCTAGACACCGAGAATTATGTCTCAAGTCAAATAAAAAAGCAAATATATTTTGTAACATTGAAATAAGATTTGTCTTTTTGTCTAACCTGTTGTATAATATGCAAATAACTTGAACTATATGAGGAACTTTTATGTATGGCACACTATGTAAATAACGCTGACTTTCTTAAGGCACTGATCGAATATCGAGAACAGAAAGCCAAAGCTGAAGCAGAGGGAAAACAAAAACCAATCGTCAGCAACTACATCGGTGAATGCATTCTCAAAATCGCAACCCACCTTTCATATAAACCGAATTTCATAAACTACTCTTATCGAGATGATATGATTCTTGATGGAGTGGAAAACTGCATTCAGTATATCGATAACTTTAATCCTGAGAAGTCTAACAATCCATTCGCATACTTTACGCAGATTATCTACTATGCATTCTTACGTAGGATAGCAAAGGAAAAGAAACAGAGTTATATTAAAGGTAAGTTGATACAAGATATGCCATTCGAAGCATTTGAAGTGCAAGAGGGTGATGATGATAGAGAGTTCCACAATGCATATCTTGAGTTCATGCAACAGAATCATACGTTTGATGATTTCATTGAACGAAAGAAAGCAAAAAAGAAAAACAAACACGTAAGTCTTGATGAATTTATAGGTAATGATGATGAGCAGATCGATCCAGAATCTTCTTAAAGAACTTGGAGCCAACATAGCAGTTGATTATCCTAGAGTAAGAACAAGAGCAGTAAGAGCAAGACGTAGAAAAAGAACGCAAAGATTTCTCGGGCATCATACATGGGATGCTTCAGATAACATGTTTAACTTGAAAGAGATTATGAATAACAATGAAAACATTTTTCTTGGTGTGAGTGACGTAGAAGATCTCGTTACATCAGAGATTATGCAGAAACGAGTCCACGCTGACTTGACAACTGTGCAACGTGAGACAACAGTTCTCGCTAATCGTGACACATGGAAGAAATGGGCAGAACAAGAATTTCGTGACTGTCTTTTTGTTCAGACCAATTCATCTTCTGGATTTATTGTTGAAAAAGAAACATATAACTTTATTAAGTTTGATGTGAACTCTAACTCAACAACTGTTCGTGCATTTGGTGACGCAGACTATGCAGATGATATGATTGAAATTGTTGAAGAACAATTTGATATTGTTACATCTTATATCGAGTGGGTTTATGGTGGTGATGGTAATTCTGTCAACGTACCACTAAATCGTGCTCGTCTTCCAATCAAAGAAATGTATCCATTCCTTGGTGATGAAACACTTGAAGATTACTACGATCGTTACATGGATAGTAATGCAAATATTCTCCTACTAATTGGACCTCCAGGAACTGGCAAGACTACATTCATTCGTGGTCTGCTTGCACACCGCAACGCATCCGCAATCGTAACTTATGACTCTGGTATTCTAGACAAAGATGGTTTCTTTGCACGCTTCATCGAAGACGATGCCGAAGTTATGGTGCTTGAAGACAGCGACGCATTCTTGAAGTCACGTAGCGATGGTAACACAATGATGCATCGTTTCCTTAACGTGGGTGATGGTCTGGTGACAACCAAAGGTAAGAAGATGATTTTCTCTACTAACCTTCCAAGCATTCGTGACATTGACTCTGCTCTGGTTCGTCCAGGACGTTGTTTCGATATTGTCACGTTTGACGCACTTAATGTTGAACAAGCGAATGCTCTTGCTGATAAACTTGGTGTTACTCTTCAAGTTCGTCCACGTGGCAAAGAAACTGAAAAGTATACACTTGCTGAAATTTTTAATCAGCAATCTGAACAAACACATACTGCGAAAACAAATAGAAAGGTGGGATTCATTTGAAGATAGCCATTATTACAGACCAGCACTTTGGTGCTCGTAACGATAGTATCGCATTTTTAGATTTCTTTCAAAAGTTTTATGATAATGTTTTCTTCCCTACTCTTGTTGAAAATAATATCGATACTGTTCTTGTTCTCGGTGATACATTCGATCGTCGTAAGTATGTCAACTTCTATGCCTTACAAAGATCAAAAGAAATGTTCTTTGATAAGTTACAAAATAACGGCATTACTGTACACATGCTTGCTGGCAATCATGATACTTACTTCAAAAATACCAATGATGTAAACTCACCTGATTTATTATTAAAAGAATATACAAATATCAATGTAATAGACACACCACAAACAATCACAGTAGATGGCATTGATATTTGTATGATGCCTTGGATTTGTCCAGATAACTATCAACAGTCATTGGATGAAATTAATAACACTAAAGCAGATATCTGTATGGGTCACTTTGAGATATCTGGCTTTGCAATGTATAGAGGTATGGACTCTCATGAAGGTTTGGCTAAAGAAACATTTGATAAATTTGATATGGTTTTTTCTGGGCATTATCACCATAAAAGTGATGATGGTCATATCTACTACCTCGGAAATCCATATGAACTCACTTGGCAAGATTACAACGATACCAGAGGGTTTCACTTGTTTTGCTTACAGTCCAGAGAACTTGAATTTATCGCAAATCCTTATCGTATGTTCGAACGAGTCGAGTACAATGACAAGGATAATGACCCAACGAATCTAGATGAACTAGATCTTGCAGACAAATATGTAAAGTTAGTTGTCACCAATAAAACTGACTTATATAAATTTGACAAATTTATCGCTAAGTTGTATAATAAGGGATGTCATGAAATCAAAATCATTGAGGACATGTCTGAATTTAATGATGGCGAGATTGGCGAAGAAATCAATCTAGAAGATACGCTGTCTGTTCTCTCGCACTACATCGATTCAATCGAAACAGATGTAGATAAAGAACATGTAAAAACATTTATGAGAACATTATACACTGAAGCAGTGAATGTGGAGGTTTAATTGATTGTATTTAAGTCTGTTCAGTGGAAGAACTTTCTCTCTACTGGCAATTCACCAAACAAAGTATTACTAAACAAATCAAGTACTACACTTATCATTGGTAAGAATGGCGAAGGTAAAAGCACAATCTTAGATGCATTGTGCTTTTCGTTATTTGGTAAACCATTTAGAAACATCAACAAGGGACAGTTGGTTAATTCTATCAATGGTAAAAATTGTGTAGTTGAAATTGAATTTTCTGTTAATAGCAAAGAGTATCGCATTGTTCGTGGTATCAAACCAAACCTGTTTGAAATTTGGCAGGATGGTGAGATGATCAATCAAGATGCTGCAGTTAAAGACTATCAAAAAGTTCTTGAACAACAAATCTTAAAATTAAACTATAAGACATTTACACAAGTTGTTATCTTAGGTTCTGCTTCATTTGTCCCATTCATGCAGTTGCCTAACTCTCAGCGTCGTGAAGTTATTGAAGACATTCTTGATATCCGCATTTTCTCTACAATGAATCAGTTGTTGAAAGAAAAGGCATCGGAGACTAAAAATGAAATTACCAGAATTGAGTCCGAACTGTCCAATGCTAAGGCAAAGGTCGATGCACAACAGACACTCATCAAGACTATCACCCAAGCAAAAGAAGAAGTTATTGTCGGTCTACAGAACAAGATTGATGCAAACGATGCAACAATCCTTTCGACACAATCTGAAATACAACTCTTGGTGTCCGACATTGCAGAACTCAGTGCAAAGATTGCTTCGAAAGATAAGTTGGTTGATGATATCGACAAAGCCAAAAACATCAAATCGAAGTTGTCACAAAAGGTTGAGACTTGTGAACACAATGCGGAATTCTTTTCAGAAAATGACGTATGTCCGCAATGCTCTCAGGAAATACCAGACGACTATAAATCTAAAATTATTCACGACTTGCACATGAAGATGCAGGATAGTAATTCTAAGATTGATGAATTAGAATCTGTGTTATCTGGTTTACAGGCTAAGATGACGAACATTAATGAAATCATCAATCAGATTACTGATAAGAATATTGAGTTGTCTACAAAGAACTCAACCATTACATTACTCACAAAACAGAACAAAGATCTACAAACAGAGATTGATTCTAATAAAGCTGACACTACTAATGTTGATGAAGAAAAGGCTAAACTAAAACAACTAGCCAAAGATGCACTCGACAAGATTACTACCAAGACACAATTGCTTGATCGTAAAAATCTTGAAGAGGTCGCATCTATTCTTCTCAAAGATACTGGTATTAAAACAGCTATCATTCGTGAGTATCTACCAGTGATGAACAAACTCATTAACAAGTATCTGAATGCCATGGATGCTTACATTCACTTCGAGTTAGATGAAGCATTTAATGAAATTGTTAAGTCAAGACATCGTGACGAATTTACTTACGCAAGTTTCTCTGAAGGTGAAAAGATGCGTATTGACTTATCCATTCTTTTTACTTGGCGACAAATTGCAAAGATGAAGAACTCTGTCAATACAAACCTACTGTTGCTAGATGAAATCTTTGACTCAAGTTTGGATACTGCAGGAACAGATTACTTCTTAAACCTAATGAATAGTTTTGGTGAAAATACCAACATCTTTGTAATCAGCCATAAGGGTGATCAGCTGTTCGACAAGTTTAGATCTGTAATCAAGTTTGAAAAACGTAACGACTTCTCTGTTATAGCGACATCGTAAGTTGTTGTTTTTACAAAGAAAAATAATAACCCCACCTCGAGTGGGGTTTTCTGCATTTAAGACTTGTCTTTTATTCAATTTTGAGGAATAATTCTGGTTATCGTATGGAGATTATTATGGAAAACATGTGGGCTGGGTTCGATGATTTTGAATTGGCATGTCTATGTGCCGACTATGGTTATGAGGATGAACTTGACTTTGCAAGTGTTCTTCCTGTAAAATTAGCGAATCGTGCAGAAGTTGAAGCACTGCTAACTCGTCATGAATTTGAAATTGCATTTGGGGAATAAATAATGGAAATGAAAGCAAGCGATCTATCTGCTCGACTACTGGCTACTGAAAATCTTTCAGTGATTCGTGCCAGAACTCGTACTGCATCTTTCGACATCAAGTCACGTGTGCTGACTTTGCCAATGTGGAAAGAAATGACTCCCGAAGTTGAAGACATGCTCATCGGTCACGAAGTGGGTCATGCATTGTATACTACTGAAGAATACACTACACCCATTATGGAAAATCATAAACTGATGGGTTACATGAACATCATTGAGGATGTTCGTATCGAGAAACTAATCAAGCGTAAGTATCCAGGATTGCGTAAACGCATGAATGAGGGTTACAAACAACTCAACGATCGTGACTTCTTTGGTGTTAAGTCTATCCAGAACTTTGACGATTTGTTGCTTATCGACAAAATCAATTTGTATTTCAAAGTTGGTTATCAGTGTGGTGTTAAATTTACACCTGATGAAAAGGCATTTGTGACTCGTGCAGAGCGTTGTGAAACCATTGAGGAAGTTATCCAACTGGCTCAAGATGTGTATGCATACAGTAAAGAAAAGGCTGAAGAGCGTAAACAACGTATGCAAGAAGAGGGTTTAGATGGTGAACCTGAAGAAGATATGGATCCTATTTTCTCTGACTTGGATCCAGATTTGGATGGCGAGTGGGATCAAGAAGAAGATGATTCTGAGATGGATCCACTTAACAAAAACAGTCCATCTCTTCAGAATGATGAAAAAGCCGAAGGTGATGATTTAGAATCTAAAACAGAGCGTGTGTTCAAGAACAAACTTGACGATCTCGCAGATGATTCTACCGAATATACATACTGGAAATTTGACCACACATCTTTTACGGATCCAGTGGTTGGTTACAAGCGTATTCTATCTGAGACCAATGCACCTGAACAATGGGATGCTGAGATGCAACAGTATGACTATCGCACTCGTCATATGAACGAGCAACAACTGAGAGAGTTTCATCAGGCACAAGCCAAAGATTTTGAGACATTCAAAGTTGATACAGCACGCACTGTTAATTATCTCGTCAAAGAATTCGAGATGAAGAAGTCTGCTCAACTTTACAAACGTGCTCAGACTTCTAAGATTGGTTCTCTCGACATGCGTAAGGTTTATGCTTACAAAATTAAAGACGACTTGTTCAAGCGTGTCACGACTCTACCACAAGGTAAGAATCATGGCATGATTATGCTTGTGGACTGGTCTGGTTCTATGAATGATGTATTGCAAGACACAATCAAACAAGTCATCAACCTTGCTCAGTTCTGTAATCGTATTCAAGTTCCATATCGTGTGTTTGCTTTTACTACTCAATACAGCGATCGTGCAAGTCATAAAAATATGACTGAAGAAGAATATCAAGATTATCATAATCGCTACAGAGAATTTAATAAGGTACGTAGAGAGCGTGAGGGTAATTGGTTGCATGTTGGTGATGGATTTCATCTGTTGGAATTATTCTCTAATAAAATGACTACCAGTGAATTCAACTCGATGTCTAAGCGTCTGCTCGATTATCGTTTCTTGTGGAATGATGGTTACACTACTGGTGGCACTCCATTGAATGAAGCGATGGTATGGGTTTACAAACATCTTGGTGATTTTATTAAGAACAACAATATTGAGAAAACCACATTCATCACTTTGACTGATGGTGAAGGTGGTCAGTTCCAGACTTCTTATGGTAGTCGTCTGGATGAAACTCGCAATGAACTTGTTGATGGACAGTATAAGCGTATTAAGATGAAACACTTTATCAAAGATGAAACTACACAGAAGACTTACGAATTATCTCGTAATGCTACTGTTCAAGCAGATGTTGTGTTGAAGATGATTAAAGATCGCTACAATGTCTCTGTGGTTGGTTTCCATATCTGTCGTAATCACAAACGTGATTTGCATAGTGTTATTCATGCAAACATCCCCAACTATCAGGGTGATGCTTACTCGTTGATTGAACAGTGGAGGAAAGATTTCCGCACAAACAACTTTGCATCTATCAAAAACACTGGTCGTGATGAGTTGTTTGTTATCCCTCAGAATGCAACAAAAATTGTTGAGGGTGAATTGGAAGTGAATGCTGATGCTAATGCAAAGTCGATTGCAAAGAACTTCAGCAAGTTTTTGAATGTTAAGAAGACCAGCCGAGTCCTACTCAATAGGTTCGTGGCTTTAGTAGCGTAAGTTGTTGTTTTTACAGGGAAAAATAATCCCCTACAACTTGTAAGGGATTCCTGTAAAAATGCTTGTCTTTTATTCCTTTTTGAGGAATAATTATGGATGTAATGTTTGATTATGGAGAAATGTGATGGCAAAAATTGATACCCAGTTCCGTGAAGTATTTGAGTCTAAACTCAATGAAATGTATCCCGATGTTGCAAGTCGTGGTACAGTTAGTCGTCCTGAATTGCTTGATGTTATGAAAGCACTCAAGACTGAGAAATATCCCCTGTGGCTTATGAAAGATAAAGTTGGTCGTGGGCTTTATGCTCTTGATGGTGGTCGTGCAAAACACGATACTGTTATTGTTGGAAACACTGCATTGAAAGTTGAACCTGTGAAACAAGAATCCTTTGTGGTGGACTACACCGATACGAAAGCACTCATCCCTGTCAAAGACTCGAACTTTGTTCCCTTTGGCAACTACAATGACCTAGAGAATATCATCAAGTCTGGAATTTTCTATCCAGCATACATCTCTGGTCCAACTGGTAATGGTAAGTCCACTATGGTTGAACAGATTTGTGCCAAACACAAACGTCCTTTGATTCGTGTAAACTTAAACATGATGACTGACGAAGAACAACTCATCGGCTCTAAGACATTGATCGAGGGTAATGTGCAAATTGTAGAGGGTCCAGTCC